CGAGAACATATCCGGATTCTGCAACTTGAGAATCTCCAGATCTGCATCCGAGGCGATGTTTGCAAACTTTGATTCCAAGAGAGTCCGCTGTGCAGCAATCTGTACATTTGCAGCAGTTGCTTCGGCCTGGGTTGCATAGGATCGACCGAGGTCATCATAATACTTTGGAGGAGGAGGTGGCGGAGGTGGCGGTGTGGTTGTGGTTGTGGGAGTGGTTGTGGTTGTGGTTGTGGTGGGACTTGCATTTAATGATGCTTCTCGCTCACCTGGTTTTTCAACAACCACACCTCTTCCTCCGGAGACATATCCAGTATCAGAAAACTCCTCTTCCTCTTCCTCATCCTCTTCCTCATCATGCCACCACCAATGCTTGTAACTCTTGATCGGTCCACGTCCTACACCTAGCCCTTGGGTTCCTGCAATCGGTTCTCCTGAGCCTCCAAGTGCTTTCAGGAGGCTTGCTTCACTAGGATTGATTGCCGCGAGTCCTTCGCCACGTTGCTGGAGCAGCGCTGCCAGGCGTTGGAGTTCCTCCTCTGAGAGTGGAGGACGGTTGCCGGTTGCCGACGGCAGCATCTGTGGAAATGTCGTTGGAGTCATGTTGATTTAATCGCAGGAAGTTTCATTGGCGTTGTTTTAAGTCCAATCTCAAGCATCAGGTTGGAGATCGAGTAGGCTTGTCCAGGATCAGTGGACACGGTATCTGCAAACTCAAATCGGACCGCGTCACATTTTTGGTGTGCAAGTGTCATCCTGAATTGATACACACCATCACTGGAGCCTCCATACGTTGTGTCTCCATAGAGTGCATTGTCTCCAAACTCTGTCTGTCCTGATGCCGTTCTAAAGTTGAAGGAGTGCAACTCATTGGAGTATTCCCGGAAATCGTAGGAGACTCTTGCCTCAAGGGTGTGGTTGCTTTTGTAATCTCCAAGCACAAGCGCACGTCTGCATCTCTGATATCCTTGTATCGACTCTGGTTTGATCCATGCAGTTTTCAGTTTCATCTGAATCGCAGCGCCATTGTCTGTGTATCCATCACTTTGCTGGAATACAACGCCTCCGCTGTCCCGAAGATAGCAGTATTTTCCGGTTGCTAGCCAGGTGACTGCACCATTTCCGGAGTGATTTGAGAACGTACTCCACTTATCAGAGAAATAATCATAAATAAGCGCAACTCCATCACTTGCAGTGAACCTCACCTGGTTCTGATCCTGGAGTAAAACGGCACTTGTGACGGTGAGTGCGTTGTATGCCTCAACTGGTGCGCCGATGTAGTGGGTCGAGAGTCCACGATCGAGCATGTAGATGCCCTTGTTGGACATAAACATCAACCCATTGGGCATCAAAACAATCGACCTGGTATTGCTGCATCCTACATCCGACGTGACCAGTTGTGGTTCTGAGAAACTGTTCTGCTCTCCGGCACTGTTGGGTCCATCTCCTGTGATGTAGAAGATACGATCCTGCTCAAAGATAATCAGCTTTTCATCAAGTGCATGGACTGCCGTAACTTCCTGCGCCTGGTTCATTGTGATCTTCAGAAAATCACTGAACTCAATAGGATTCCCTGCGGTGCGCTTCTGAGAGTAGAAGATGGTTTTTGGATTCTCACTACTGACGCAGAACATTCTGTTGTTAAAACTACCAATCACCGAGGTTGCCGGTGGAGAAACATGCTCCAGGATGTCTCCATTCGTGTACAAACTTTCCTTTGCAACCAGATTCGTATCATTGATGGTTCCATCATCCGAGAAGGAAACGGTGTCTGCACTTGTTGAATTTGCAACATTGCCAACCCGGAAAAATAATGTTCCTGCATTGGTTGTGCGATAAACCTCGCACAGAACATTCGTATGCGTTGTCAATCTCAAGGTTGGAATGGTCAGAGTCGCCGTCAGGTTTGAGCCAGTTGGAGATGCAGTCACTGCAACACTTGGTGCAGACCTGGAGATCTGTCCTTGTGCATCGGTATGCTGATAAATCACCTTGTACTGGAATGTGCCTCCACTCGTGAGGGATCCTCCTGCGGCGAGTGCAACACTCACGTTTTCCGCATATAAATGAAACCCATGTTCTGAGACAGTATACCCGTCATAGTTTGAGACAAAACCTCCTCCGCTTAACAAAGACTGTCCAAGTTCTTCTGTGTCAAAGTTTGCAGTTGTTGTGAAATTAACCAGAGACTTTGAAACTCCCTTCAGGGAATAGAGATCATTATCACGAGAGACCAGCCTTGTCTTCACCTGCACCGGGACTTGAAATATCCCTACATCCACTGCAATCTGGTGTGAAAGTGAACTCCTGGATTGGAGTCCTCCGGCAACTCCAGACTGTAGTTTTGCAACGATCAATCCGGTAGAATCCAGCAGGAAATAGGTACTCTGGAGAGTAGAGTCAAAGCACGAGACGAAATACACCTTGGAGTTGTACAACCATGCCTTTGAGGCAAGTCCAACACTGCGCTTCAGAACTGCTGCGGATGCCATCGCACTCGTTGAAACCGTGTAGAGTGCAGATTTGATCAAGTGATCATAGGAAGCCGTTGCATTCAGTTCATAAAGGATGATGACATTTGAATCAGAATCCAGCGCCAAGGTGACATGCTTCACTGCGGTTGAAGTTGCCTCGATGGTCTCCGTGTCCTGCAATGCAAAACTGGTGTCATAGCGCACCATCTTGAGTCCAGTTCCTGCGGTGCTTTTTGCATACGCAATATAAATATCACCGCCGGTGGTATCATAGAGAATGCCAAGTGCATCCTCTGCCTGTGCGGATATAGTCAGAGGAGACGGATATCCATTGGCTGGTCCTCCCGCCGCGCCATCACTGGTGATGTATAAAACCTTGATCTCATCAGAGGAATTGGCATAGGTGCAGATTCCTGCCAAGTTGTATTTTGTGACATCAAGATGTGGGACAGTGAGGTGTGCATCGGTTGCAAGTGTGACCGCAGTTTTCCAGGCGGTTGGGTCATCCGGTTCAATCATCCTGATTGCAATCGAATCCGTGCCGGAGGTTTCCTGATACACGACTGCAATCTGTCCATCGAGTTCGAGGCATCGAGGCAGGACTCCGGTTGCACTGATACTGGAGTTGCTGGAGATCACTGCACCTGAAACTGAATCCAGCACCGTTGCACGGATCCCTCCCTGGGTGTCTTCATAGGCAATGACAATCAAGCCGTTTCCGTATGCAATGTCAGGATTTGACTGTTCATAGTCATTCCTGACAATCGAATCCGAATCAATGGTTACACTGATTGTATCTCCTCGATCCGTCCACTCCGAGATTCCATTTGCATAGCTGAAGAGTTTGCTGCCGGAGAAAAGCAGAAGTTCTTGCTGGAAGGTTGCAAGCGCATCTCCTGATGTGATGTTGGTTGCAGACCCTGCCACGGCAGTCGAGAGTTTGGAATATCCCTGACGCTTCGTGATTGTACTGCCAACAGTAAACACTCCATTCTCAAGTGCAGTGAGTTTTGACGGCAGCACCAGTTTTGGATCTGTTTTTGTCTCCAGAGATCCAGACAAATCAACTGGCACAAACACCTTCTCAAGCATCTTCTTCTTCTTTAATTACCTCGGTTTCCTGCTGCTCTTCCAGGATCCGGATGCGGTAGCCAATCAGGCGCTGCTGTTGTGCAAACATATCGTTGAGCTTCTGCTGCACCTCGGCCAACTCTTGATCCACCTCTTCAATGGTTTTGAGGGTCACTGTCATCCCGGCTTAGGAAACCTGTCTTTAACAGGCTTGACCATATTCGCTTTCCACGATACCACACCGTTGTGATAGATGTGGTCTAACTGCTCCTCCCATGGTGGATATTCTGCCTTGCGTGATCTAGCGTAGGCTTGAGAAACGTATGCCGTTTGAAGTTCAGAAATCTTAGCATCCAGCTCAGTCTGTGTGATTGCCTCACATTCTGATTCATAAACAATCTTAGACGCATCAATCGGTTCCCCCGAATTATAGTGCATTGGTTCGCTGGGACGTAATGCAGACATAGCTTGCACTAAAGCATTCATATTATCCATTATGCTACCTCCATCAAAGTGAATGAACTTGTTGGTCTAGGGAAGTATACTACATCTGAATTAGCAGAAGTACGATTTAGATATATCGCACTACTATATTGAGCAGATGTGCTGACCCTTATTTCATAAGTTAATAAAGTGTCTTTTACAACAGCAGGCGAATCTAAATATATAACAGGAATCATATAAGTATCTATAGCGTATTGTGTCCCCGCTGATCTTCTAAACACCGTATGCGGAATTGACTCTTGATTTGTTTCCAACTCATCATCCGGTGGATAAGCAATGGGGGTCTCGCCACGATACAGTTTCCCCATAACACCTCCCGCACCAGAATAAACTGCCATATGGCACAAAATTAGAATTTTAGAGTTCAATACTGATGTCGTGATAGCCTTAGAAAAAGGTGTATCAAAAGACGCAAAAGCATTTGATGCTGCTCCCGCAACAGATGCTCCAGCAGTATGAAGTGTAGATACTACCTGCAACACATGCCCAGCAGGAAACGCAACCGAATTTCCCAACGACACATTGTCCAGCGTCGCAACATTGCTTCCATCCTCCGAAAGCACCGCAGTCGCATCGGATCGCTGGATGCCGTCTGTTGATGCAAGCAATTTTCTGGTTGCAGTCCAGGATGCATCAGTTGCATCCGTGGTTAGAATCTTATTTGCATTGTCTGCTTGATCCGGAAGAGTTCCGGCAATCGTCTGCCAGGAACTGGAATCATCTCCATCCGCACCAAGAAACGTCCCGGATTCTCCGGTTGAGAGGATGTCTTCTCCCTCAATATCCGCACCATCAACAATCGCCTGTTTCTGTGCGGTTGAAGAGGTGAGCGATCCTGCGGAGACATCAAGCGTTTTCCCGGATCCAACAGTGACATCCGAGGTTGCGATTGTAGTTCCATCTATGGCACCTGAATCAATATCAACTTTGCTGATGTTGACTTCGCCGGTGCCGTTTGGAGTGAGGTCGATGTTTCCATTGGTATCAGTGGATTTGATCGTGTTATCACTGATTGCAATGTTATCAATCGTGAGATTCCCGGTGCCGTTTGGAGTTATTGCAACATCTCCATTTGCACCGTCGTTGATCTCAATTTTGGAGGTGGTAGAGTTGCCAGTCTGAAGGATGAGGTTGTGATCTCCATCACTTTGGACGGTTGCATCTGCGGCACCTGTGCCGACAACGACTTTCCCGGTGCCATGTGGTGCAATGGAGATGTTTTTGTTGGTTGCTCCTGCGGCGATTTTCGGCATGTTTTAGCTCAAAGTTAAGGTCATGATTCCACTGCCATTGTCAGAAAACTGTCCGGTTGCAGTTCCAAGAGTGACAGTGACTTTCTGTCCGGTTGCGGCGGTGAGGTTAATATCGCAGGTGTCGGAGGTTCCGGTGGTGATGAGATCAATCTGATTTCCTGTTCCGGTAACTTGAAGCTGGAGGTCTCCCGCGAAGGAGGTCGCAGTCGTGAGCAGGGTGCCAGTTTCATCCGGAAAGGTCAGGGTGTTGGTGCCTGCGCTGGTTCCTAGATACTGGAGCGTGACATAGTAGTTGTTGTTTGCAAGATCACCTCCGGATGTGGTGCCATACTTGTACAGTGCGACATTGGAACAGGATAGTTTTGCAGTCGTCGCCGGAGTGGTTAGCTTATCTGCAACGTGGCTGAAAGTGTTACTCGTTGATGAGAAATTGAGTGCCGCGTTGCTGCTGGAAATGTCTCCTCCAATGTTCCCTGCGCCGATACTGACGGCAGTTCCGTCTGTGATCTGAACTGCGGTGCCGGTGGCATTCCTCCAGTAGATGTCTCCGCCAGAGTGGTACAACGCGCGGGTGTCATCGGTTGAAGTTGCAGCAGCCGAGGAGTCGAAGGCAATAGTTCGCAGCTCGGTGGCATCATTCTGGTTGAACTCCAGGTCTGCATTAATATTGAGTCCTGATGGTGTGATCTGCACACCTTTTCCACTGGTGTGGTCATGGGTGTCAATGAGTCCAAGCGAGGTGTTGAGTTCACTGCTCCACGTTGGTCCGACGGTGACTCCAACCGCCGGCTGGATCAGGCTCATGTTCGTTGTGGTCGTACTCATATCGGTCCTAGAAAAAGAAGATGGAAACAGTCGCCGAGGTGGATGCTTTGAGAATAATCACACTACTTTTATTCGTGTTTGCCGTTGCAGATTCATAAATCACTGCATTTGTTTTGAGTCCAACAACCAGCCAGCCTTCGTAGGCACGTCCAAGTTTGTGTTCAATCTCTGTATCTGCGGTCCCAATGCTTAAATCTGAGCGCAAAACTCCATCTGCAAATGGCAATTCAAGCAGAGGTGCAAATGTTTTCTGAATGTGACTTTGAACCCTTGTGACCTCCTGGTCCTTACTCCAGAGTTGCGTGAAATTAACACGAGACATCAATCAGTACATAAAATATTGTTCGTAGGATGCAACATTCGTCACTCTTGGAGGTTCTCCAGAATCCCGGAGTTCTGCAATTCCTTCGAGGCGATCCCGCAGTTGTGCCTTCAAAATCAGGTATGGAGAAACATCTGATTCCTCCTTCACCAGAATCTTGATGGAAGAATCCAGTTCGAGATACTCCTGCCAGCCGGAGTTGAAGAAGTTGAACATGGACTCCAGGGATCCATAAATCGTGGGATCACTGAGTCCCAAAGAGTCGAGATCTGTGACAATGGTGGTCGCCGTCACACTGCTGATCGTCTGCTCCACATTGTACGCATCAGCACTGAAAGTGATTGCATTGACCTTGTCATCCGCAACAAACGTATGCGTCGATGGCACCGTCCAGGTGGTGGTCGATCCTCGTGTGATTCCAGTCGGAGTCACCGATTGTAGTGTCTGCGGTTTTGGCGTGTACCAGAGGGTTGCCGTGTTTGAAGATGGCACCGGAGCAAAGTAGATTTTATCTCCCTGGATCCGGTACCTGACATCCCTTGCATAACGAACTAGAGAATCTCGTGTTCGATCTGCAAACACATACCGTTGCAGAGGCGTGGATTGATCAGTGTTAATGACAAGATCCACACCTCGCGCTTTGTAAAAATCCGCAGGAAGCGAATAACTTGCAGTGCCGCTGGTTACAGAGATGGACGAACTGGAGAGGAAATAATCATCCTCATATTTTGACACAAGCAGGTCATAGAGTTCTGACCATGAGTTGTTCAAATATCCGTTCAACTCTGCATCTGTAATGAACTGAGAGTTCACCTGATCTGCTCGTTGCCGAGTTCGATCACGCAACTCGTTCAATGCGACGTAGGCAGTCATTATTCGTAATCCTCGTAGGACATCATTATTCCATGAATCGCAGCAACAACATCGTGATCTGATCCGCTGTCGAGCGCAGATCGTAGTTCACCTGCCATTCCTAGCTGTTCATCGGAGTATTCGGTCTCCTCGCTTTCGATCATCTGCTCCTCCTCCTCCTCGTCACGGCGGTTCCGTCTGGAACCACCGTTTTGAGACGAAGAAGGCATGCCAAGGATGACCATTGCGGCTTCCTTCGCGCCCTTCATGCTTAGGCGGTAGCGAAGTAGGCGTTATAGCCAGGAGCGCGGCAACCAAGCTGGTAATATCCGCCCATTCTGACCTCGACACCATCGAATCCGTTCTGCCGGAGCATGCTGTTACCATCATGCTTGAGGATCTGGACTGCATCTCCAATCGAATACAATGCAAACGTATCCAACTGAATCAGGTATCCAGTTCCTGTCGGAACATCCTTATCCGGAACAACATCAATCACTCCATGCGGACCATAAACCTGCAATGATCTGAAGCCGAAGTTCTGCGCCGGACCCGGTTGACGTGCGCCGGAAACCTGTGCATCCAAACTCACTTCCAAGGTTGCCCAATCAGTGTAGTTGAGGAAACACACGCCCGGTTCACCACCTTCGCGTCCAACGACATTTGCAGCATTGATCACCGTCTGTTTAATCGACGTGTCAAATGCAACACGTTGACCTCCGAGGCGAGTCGTATCCTTGGACCTATCTTGTCCAAAGAATGCCGTTGACGAGGGTGCAGACGCAGGGATCCAATCCTGGAGTCCTGCCATGCACAAATAGGTTCCCGGAGTCGCCAAGTCACCGACAGGAATGATCACATCATTCTGTGCAATCGAGGTGATCGTCGAGAGGTTTGCAGACACTGTGATCTGGTCGGCTGCCGCTCCACGATTGACTGCTGTGACTTCCAGGGTTGCACCAGATGCTCGGAGTGCGCCGGTGCTGGTGGATGCAGCAAAAACGACCTTCATCCCAACTTCAAAGTTGAGAGAATCAAGAGCATTTGTGAGATCCAGGCCCGTTTGTCCCATCTCGCTTGCGTCGTTGTTCAAGACACCAATCGCACCATTCTGCTGCCGAAACAACTGTCTGGACAACGTATCTCCCAGGGTTTTTAAGCCGAGGTCGGTCTCCGTTGTCAGTGCTTCCAGGAACGAATACTCGTTGCCCTTGGAGGCTTCAATCGCTTCGCCGGAGACGGTGACAACTGCGTAGTTCTTGACTCGCGTCAAGAGGAACTCTCCCAGCGAGCTGGAAGTCGCGTTGCTCTGTGCGTCTGCAAAGGTTGCAGATCGACCTTGAGGGCGGGCGTAAATAATAGGTAACGGCATGTTTTTGCCGCGAAACCTGGTGTTTTTTGGGATCATCGTTAGAAACGGATGATTGTGGTATGCCACATCCATCGGTTTTTTATCAATATAGTACTGCTTGAGTGCGTCATTCCACGCAGTCATAGTAGTAGCTGGAGATGCTTCTGCCATGAGATATTTCTAAGAAATCAGATTAATTAAACCCGCAGACTTCCATTGAAGGCACCCATGGCACGCTCAAGGATTTCTTCTTGAGTCAGCGGCGCATCAGGTTTCTTCGATGATGAGCTACGAGAGGTTTTTTGAGATAGTGTCCGATTTCTCGATCTCTGGACAGGCCGTGAGGTGGGCTTTTCTTCGGCTACGGCTGGAGCCTTTCTGTGTGAAAACTTTGGATGCTGTAGGAGTTTCTCTGCTTCCTGAGAGTAGTAATTCTCTACTAGACCAAGGAGTTGCTCGTCTCCCAAGAGCTTTCCAGTATTCTGTGCATACTGTGATGCAGTTTCAAGTGCAATTTCCTGAGCCTCGTCCCACATTGAGTTTGTGAGGCTAAATTCTTCGTTGGAATCTGCGAGAGTTTTCAGTCTTGAGACATAGTCAGAGACCTTCTGTCCTGCTTCCAGAGACGCTTTCTCATTCTCAAGTCTCTCGACTCTCTGCGCGAGATCCGACTGCTGCTGGCCTTGAGGCTCCCGACCGAGAACCTGATCGGTGGCAGATTCATACGATCCTCCGAGCTTCTCCAGTGCCGAGAGGTGATCTCCTCTTTTGACAGAGGCTTCAATTTCTTCGTATTTCTTGAGTCCCTGCTCCCGCTGCTTGACTTCTTGCTGCCGACGGTAGATTTCCCGCTCCCGCTTTGCCACTGAAACAAAGTTCCTGGAAAGGCTTTTTGGTGTTTCATCTACTGGAACCTCGGCAACTTCTTCAGTTTCAGTTTCTGCGTCTGCTTCTACTGTTTCTTCTTCTTGAGGTGTCTCCTCCGGAGTCTCTACCTCCTCCTCCGAGCCTCCGTGGTCTGCCATGAACTGCTGGATCTGACGCTGAGATTCTTCTTCCAGACGCTGATCTTTTATTTCCTCGTGGTTAATTTCCTCTTGTTCCTGTTCCTCGGCGATTGCTTCCTCTGCCATGAGAACCTTTCATGCTTTTCTGTGAAAAATTCCCTGCTCGTCCATTAGCTTGGCAGCACCTCCACCAGAGGTGCAGTTTCCATTTCAGGTGGTAATTCCATTGGACCCGGAGTTGCCGGTGCCATTTCCTCCAACACGTCGCTCATCTCTCCTGCCTGTGGCATCTCTCCTCCTGCCGGGAGTTCTCCCATCGGCATCTCCGGTGCTGGCGCTGCTTCATCCAGCATTGCTTGTGCAGTCGTCAAGAAAGTGAGCATCATGTCCAGTTTCTCCTGCTCAACTCCCTGCTGGAGTGCTTCGAGATAGGCAAGTTGCATCCGTGACTTTGCAAGTGTCAAATTCATCAGTGGATCCGGCGCAACATATTCGTTGTCATCCAAGATTTTACTGATGCGCCACTCAACATCATTCTCCGCAGTTTCCATCCAGTGGGTGACGGAACTCAAATCCGGATAATCTAGGAGTTTTGTAATCTGTTCACGTTCAGAAATCACTCCCATGTTGATGAGTTCCTGCACCGTTTGGATTCTACCGGCAGGAGTGGATGGCAGCAGTGAAACCGGGAATGCCGTTAACTGGTAGTCTTCTTGTGCAAGTCGGACATCCTCGAATGCGCTCATTTCAAAACCTTTCT